GCAATGTTTTCAAATTCTAACATTAGAATTCAATACTATCTAGAAACTTAAGGTTTTCTTTGGGATTACTCGTCAAACATGTTACCAAACATGCCAGAATCACCAGGTTTACGATTCTCAAGTTTGTCAAGAATTTCATCAGTATGAATCACGGACTCAATTTTACTGATCATTTCTGCAATTTCAGTGCAAACCAATGGTCTTTCCTGTCTAGCAGCAAATGCAAGTGCATTTCTGAGAGATTGTTCTGCTTCTCTGAGTGATTCTTCTACTGATTGTGATAATGTCATTGTTTCTTAAATGGATTTGGTCTGCTTAAGTCGTTACGATTATAATCAAAATAGTGTTTTGATTTTGTTTTTAGATATTCTTCTTCATTCTCCCAAAAATCTTCCCAATCTTCTGGAGAATCTGTTACATCTTTGATGTTATTCATCAAGACCTGCCCTAATTGCTTCATTCACCATAACTTGAATTTCACTGGATGTCATCTTATTTAACCATTTCCAGTTAGGATCATCTTTGTCCCATTCGAGACTGAATGTTCCATCTTCATTTTGGTGAATTTTTAAACTATCAACACTCATCTTTCTTAAACTGTTTACGACATTTTTTTAGTTCTTTAAGTTCATTCTTGATCATTTGATAGGAGTCCTCCGGAGAGATTTTTCTTCCCATTTCCATGGCAATTACAAACTCAACCCTAGTTCCAAAATGTTTGAGTGCTTCTTCAAAGCAATTAAGTTCTTCGTACATCAGAGATCTACCTTAGAACCACCACCACTTACAACATGAACACTACCCTCTGGCCAACCTTCTTGCTCACACTTTAGGTGCCATCGTGTCATCATAACAACGTTATCTCTGACGGCACCCGTCAACATCTGACGACCTTTAGTAGTCATTGAAGAGAATAGTCCGAATCGTGTCTCCCAAACATAGAAACATTCATCAAATAGTTCTGCACCTTCTGGCACAATTACTTCATCAGTTGCTGTCTGAATCATCATCATCCTCTTTCTTTTTGTTGAATCCAAATGGACCATCTTTATCGTCTAATGCAAGTTTGAGTGCAACGCCACCGACTGCTTCCATTACTTTGATAATATCTTCAGGTTTTGCACCTTCACCCAGTTCTTTGGCAACATACCAATACTTAGGCCAAAATGTTTCTCCTGCTTTTTGATAGTCTTCTAGTGTTAGTAGTTTCATTTTCCAACTCCATAATCAGGTGCTTGGGACTCAAGTTCTCGGATAGTTTGATGCAGTCTTTCCACTGCTTTACGGACTTCTTCTGTCTCTTCCCATTCAAAAGT